TTCTTACTGCTAACTATAAGCATAAGATTATTCCTGCCTTGCAATCTAGATGTCAAGCTTTAGATATTAAACCTGTAGTTGAACTAGCAGTAAAGCGTTGCTATTATATCCTTAAAAATGAAAAAGTTAAAATATCCGATGAACAAAAGATTAAATTTATACAGCTGGTCAAAAGATTCTTCCCGGACTTACGGAAAGCGATTAACGAGCTCCAGAAAAACGTTATTGATTCAGAGCTGTGTATTGCTAGCATTAATAGCGATAACGAGCTGCTCGAAACGGTATACAAAAAAATAGTAAGTAAAAAGAGTCTTGAAGCTAGAAAATATCTAATTGAAAATGAAGATAGATTTCAAGGTGACTATGATACTTTACTAGCTAACTTTTTAAACTATATCTATAATACTAATCTACAAGATGTACAGAAAAAAGCGTTTATAGCTAATATAGCTGATCATTTATATAAGAGCGCTTTTGTAGTAGACAAAGAGATAAACGCTTTCGCGTGCTTGGTAAATTTAGAAAAATGTATATAGCAGCTTTAGTAATTTTTAGCGCCTATGTTATATATACCGAAACTTATTTGTTTGGTCTTTTTATACTTGCTTGTATAAATTTAATTCTTAATAAAAATATTAAGATTAATAAGCGCTAGGACCTTTAGTTAAATCGCCTAGATATTGTTGAGTATAAGATGTAGCAGCAGGAGAAGGAGTAACTGCATCGGACGGAATATCTACATTGTTGTCTGGAAGAGCTCTATCTGGACTTTCATCTCTTGCATCTGGAGCTTTAGTAGTTTCAGCTTCTTCAGGCTTAATATTTACATTACCTCTTTTCTTAAATGCAGCAGGAATTGGTGGTAGATTAGGATAAAATTCTTCTGCTTGTCCTAAATTACTAGGAATTGATACATGGTGTGAATATCTTCCTCCGCCGTCATCAAGAGCTAAGTCTAATATCACATCTAATGTAGTAGTATCTGTATTAGCGGGATATCTCGCAGAAGTAGTATCTTTAATACCTACAACTCTTACATGCTGACCGGAGTCAATCATTTGTTGTAATAGCTCTTGTGTATTAGTACCTAAAGATTTAAATTCATCTGTGCTTTTAAAGTTATCATTAAATTTAAAAACATCTCCTACAAGAAAGCCTCCACGCTCATATCTTCTCATATAAGATTCGTGCAAACTTACAAACTTTTTATCGGCCATATGATTATTTATGCCAACTTGCAAAGAATCACACGTTATCTAAAAATTCTTTTATAATATTAAATGCTTCAAATACTTCAATCTCATCTTTACAAGCCGGCTTTACTGGTCTTTCATATTCAAATCTATGAGAAGTATGTGCATCTACAGTTTCAATAAAAGATATACCATCATGATGAACTTTATTATAACGAGGTAGATCAAGCTCAATAAATATAGCACGTTTAAGAGCTTTGGCTAAATCTTTATGATCAACATCAACCTCAGTAATAAGTTTTCCAGTAATCTTCATATCTAATTATATTATAGTTCCTTAATATACATATGCAACATTAAATATAATAAATGGCCTTGATCAAATTAACAGATATTTCAACTACTAAGCTTGATAATGCTTCTCTCAAACAAGGGTATCTCTTTAAAGATTTATTTTTAGATTTAAAAACTTCAGTTTACTATAACAAGCAGTTAAATAAAAACTCTGTGTTAAAAGATGTACAGGGATTGTTTGACGAAAATTCTATACGCAATAGTATAACAAATATATTTTTGACTGCACCGGGTCAAAAGATATTAAGCCCTGAGTTTGGACTAGATTTAAGACGGTATTTGTTTGAACCTATTTCTAATTTTAGTGCTTTTTCTATAAGAGACGATATAAGAAATAGATTACCTGAAATGGAGCCAAGGATAACTGTTAATAATGTAGTAGTTATTCCAAATCCAGATCAAAATGAATATAAAATAAATATGCAAATCGATATTCCTTCACTAGATGTATATGGTATATCTATAAGGTCGTCATTAAATAACAACGGATATATTATATTTTAATTATGGCTACTCCTAATAACAACGACAATGAATTTTTAGATTTTAGCTTACCGCAAAATGCTTATGTAGCATTTGATGCTGTAAGTTTAAAAGATTATATAGTAAACAGGTTAAACACGAATGAAAAGTTTACAGATCAAAATTATGATGGAAGTAATTTAGCAGCTGTTATAGATATTATAGCTTATTCCTATCATGTTCTATTATTTTATTTAAATCAAAATGCTGCTGAAGTTAATTTTGATCAAGCATCTATATATGAAAATATGAACAAGATTGTTAAGCTAATAGGTTATAAACCTGCTGGTAAGCAAACTTCAATTGTACCTATAAACGCGATAGGATCAGCTGATATGGCTATAGGTAGTTACACTATTAAGAAAAATTCATACTTTTTAGCAGATGGTATTCAATATAATTTTATTGATGATTATTCTTTTAACAAAACTGTTACAGGAAGTGAAGTGTTAAAAAGTTTAAATGACTCGGTAATACTTTATCAAGGTTCAATAAAAGAATATCCAGATTACCGCGCTCAAGGAGAAGAGTTTGAACTACTTCCTATAGTGGTAAAAAATATAGTAGATAGTAATGATAATAAATTTATAGCGGACAATACTATTGACGTTTATGTTAAGGAGGCTACTGATAGTACTTATTACTTGTATAAAGAGGTTGATAGTTTATATCTATCAGACTCAACAGATAGAGTATATGAAAAGCGTTTAAACGAAAATGGTTTTTATGAAATTAAATTTGGAAGTGGTGTATTTGGTAAAAAATTAAATGCTGGTGACGTAGTTTCGGTAAATTATATTCTATCAGATAATACTGAAGGTATAATTAGTAAAAACGTTATTAATGGTAATAAACTATTTAATTATGATTCATTAAGGCAAAGACAAATTTTTAATGATACATTTGCTAATAAAGACGAAACTACATTTATTAATGTTTCTAATAGTTCTTTATTAACTATTAATAATCCGCAAAATTCTACTTCTTTATCAGATGAAGAAACAGTAGAAGAGATTAGAAAAAATGCTCCTAAAGCTTTTTCATCTCAATTAAGATTAGTTAATGAAAATGATTATGAAGCGTTTTTAGAAAAAAATCTAGCTAATGTAATTAATAGTATATCTGTAGTAGATAATAACTCATACATAAATGAGTATATTCAATATTTTTATGATATTTGTGTTGATCCTAATAAAGTAAATAGAGTCTTAATTAATCAAATTAATTTTGCTGATTCATGTGATTTTAATAATATTAATATATTTTGCACTCCTAATTTTAAAGTAACACAGGATAAATTTTTTCCTCCATACTTATCTGAATCTTTCAAAAATTTAATAGTTGATACTTGTAAAGATAGAAAAATGGTTTCTAATACGGTTGTACCTAGAGATCCTATTTATATGGCGTATGGCTTAGGCTTTACCAATTCATCTAGTTTAGATTTAGATTTATTAGATAACACTTCGTTATATGTTGTAAGAGAGATTAATAATAAAATTAATAAAGATACTTTAAGCGAAAGAACAGCTGCTTTAATAAGATCGTTTTTTGATCCTTCTAACAATAAATTGGGTCAAAATTTAAGTTTCAATAAATTAACTAATGATATTCTTTCTTTAGAGGGAGTTAAACGTATCTATACTAAGAATGAATTATCAGGAGCTAGTATAGATACTGTTTCGTTTCTATCTTTTAACCCTACATATGAGACTAGTGATATATCTTTAGTCAATCAAGATATTACTTTACCGTATTTTAAATTTCCATACTTATATTCACCTCTTTCATTAACGAATAGAATTAAAGTTATAGATGAGTAATATTAAAACAGACTATGCTATTTTCGATGTCGTAGATTATAAAGGTGAAGCGAAACTTTCATCATATAATTTAGATATAACTCCTCTTACCTTTAAAGCAAGAATACCGGAAGATGATAGTAGAGAAATTCCTTTAAATGATCAAAAGGTAACTTTTGATTTTGGAGATGGTACTTTTGGTAATAGCATTAGTAGTACACATTTTTACCAATACCCTGGTGAATATACTGTTAGAATGGTTATAAGGGATTGTAAAAATAATTCTATTTTAGCTTCTTATAGCGATTCAGTTCATATTAAAGATTATATTACTAATACTTTTTCTCTAAGTATGCCTCCTGGTGATATATCTTCTTCAAAACCAGTTTTGGTTTTATCTGCAGGTGAGATATCAGGTCCTATAACAGTGACTTCACAAACCCCTTTTTATCAAGATTTTCAAGATATATATTATAGCGTCTCGGGAAGTGATTACAAAAATTATTTTAATCTCTCTAAAAATAAATTTAACAGTTTAGAAAAATATTTTTCAATATACGAAAGAAATTACTTACCAACACTTTCTAGTTTTGAATATGTTGAGATAGATAAAATTTCTCTATCTTCAGTAGATATATATGCTAAGATGACAGGTGATGGTACTTTAGTTTCTGGACTAAGTACAAGTTTATCAAGTGTATATGTTGGAAGTTCTGGCACTAAAGAAATTTACGTAAAAGCAGATGATCAAACAACTCCTATAAATTTATCTTTCTTTAAAGATAGAGAAAATATATTTTCTAATAGTTTAAAAGGATATAAAAATAATAATTATACTAATAATTTTGATATAACTTTATCTTCTTTCATTAGTCCTACTTCTGGTCAAACATTAAGTGCAATTAAATTCAGCTCTAATGGTATAAATGGAGAAGGAATTGAAAAAGAGCCATTTGCTATAAGCCCTACACAGTATAAAGGTTTAGATATTCCGTTTGTTATTACTCCAGTCAATAACGATAATTTTACTATGAAGGCATTATCAGCTGGTAATCCTACTTTTGTAGTATTATCTGGAGCTACTAGTAATGTATTTAACAATGATAATATAGTTCAGTCTTCTTACTATACCATATCTAATTTAGCGAATACCCTTTCTTCTTTAAATACTGATTTCTGGTATAGAGGTGCTCTTACCTTTAATGATAATTTATCGGCATCAGCAACCAGATTAACTTTAAGTGCAAGAAATCAGTATGCATTTAATACAAATAGTTCTTTACTTTCAACAGTAAACGGCTTAGTAACTTTAACTGCATATCCTAAAGATTTTTACAACTTCTATAAGCATAACGAAAATTTTGATTTTGAGCAAAATATAAAAGATATGAGATTTCAAGAAATCTTGTTAGATAAAAATATCTTTTTTGATGACTTTATTGGTACTATTTTTGGTAATGTAAGCAGTAGATATGATTTACTTGGTAAAAAATTATATGAAAAGGTATTTAACTTTGTATCAAATAATGCAGATATTGATATGTGTGATATTAATTCATTAATAAGTTTAGCTTCACTAACTGATGATAATGGAATAGTATTTGATAGAGCATTAGCTCAAGAACCAGAACAAGTCAAAAGATTTATAGATACTCTAAGTTTAAGTTATAATAAATTTAGAGGAAGTAAAAATAAATTTGATGAAAACTTTGACCCAATGGGTACTACTACTAAAGAGATTCATGGTAAGAATCTTGGACCAGAAATTAATTCATTAACATATGAAGTTACTGCTGGTCATGATTTAGTAGCTTATGAAAAATTTAGTAATACCTATCTACGTTTAAATACCTTTCAACCTTTAAGTGCTTTAAGTGGAATAAATTCAGGCGGTGTTCCTCGAAACTCTAATACGTATATGTTAAGTGATTATGATAATTCAAATTTAACTTTCCCTTCAAGTGGAGGTGATAATTGGGGATGGGGATTAATTTTGCCTAATTCTTATACTATAGATACAGTTAATACCTTTTATGAGTTTTATTCTTTATCTGCAGTTACAGATAATACTATATTTAGCGGATTAATTGATTATAATAATGGGTTAACTACAGTAAGCTTTAATGAACCATTAAGTAGCTTAGAAGGAGAAGATAATATCTTTGATATTAATATACGAAACTCTTTATTTAGTAGTCTATCCTTGTTTTAGAGATAAATATGTTTAATGGATAACATTACTACAGGGTTTCCAAATGTAAACCAATCTATAACTAATCCTAATGTAAATAGCGACGAAGCATTAGATAAATTTACTCCATACTCGTTTTTGCAATTTATTGAAACGGTAAGTGAAAGTTATAAGCCCGAAACTTTAACAGCTTTCTATAATAATTATCTAAATGAATGGAATACTAGAAACACATCACTAGGTACAAGCAATCAAGAGTTAATTTTAGATAGATATAGAGATTTCTTAAAAGATATAACGTTAAACTTTTCATCTAATGCTGAAAGAAAGTTTTTAACACAATTAGATTTTACAGACAAATACGACATGCAAATTGCAATGTCGTTTTTCAGTAAAAAAATTAGAAATATTATATCTTATTATAAGAAAAAAAGAAATAATCTACATTATTCCCTTACTAAGAGTAAAGTTAAGGGAAGTAGTATAGGTATAGAGCAAGCTTCTAAAGATTTAATTATAGACTTCTTAGAGAATAGAGATACAGGCAATATTGATTATAACATAGAAGATATAAAAACCAATCTATCTGTATCATTAACTGAGTATTATGATAATTTTGCTCAATATTTTAATAGAGAGCCGGATGCTAAAGAATATGGTGCTAATTACAAAGAGTATGAACCTGGAGTTATACCTAAAGGTAGTAATCTATTCAAAGATCTAGAAGGTGATTTAATTAATAGTCTTTTTTCTTCAGTAGATAATGAATTATCAAATCTAAAGGAATTAGATAAAGTTTTAAGCTCTAAAAAGAAACAAACTGAAAAATTTATAGGTTCTGATTTTTATTATTTGTCTACAGATAGTAATGGTAATTCAGATATTGGTATTCTATTTGAATCTGAAAAGCCTTATGCTAATTTTTTAAATCAGAATTACCCTTCTACCGCTTCTATATTTTCCGATCAAATAATAAGTGAAAGAGATTTGGGATTTTTTAAACCTAGCAATACTTCTATAGTCACCATACAAGGTAAAAAAATTGATTTTTTTAAAAAATCTGAATATAAACCTAATCAATTTTATATATTTCCAGATCCTAATTTATATACTAATAATGATTCTATTCTAACTTTTATAGTAGATACTTCAACTTCTATTAATAATAGAAGTAAAGGTATAGCTACTAATCAACCTAATTCCGATAAAGAAAGCACAAACTTTTTAGGTTATTCATCTGAAATCGAAAAAGAAAGAAATTTAGATACTAATTTATCATATCTTTATGATGAAGGGTATATAGATGATAGCAAAAAAGATATTTTTGGTAATATTTTCGGTTTAGTTAAAGATAATAATTATTATAGAAGTAACTTAGAATTTGAAGTACCAAAGCATATTAAAAATTTAGTTCTAAATGGCTATGTATTTTTTGATGATTTATATAATGAGGGGTATCAATTTGACTATGATGTAACTGATGGCGCTACATTTACGGAAACTATAAGATCTGGTTTAACTGGATTTACTAACGGATTTAACGCTCCTGGTGATCAATCTCCAGATTTACCATTATCTTCTTATTTTATATTTGGTAGATTTTTTGCCCCTTATCAAGAGTTGATTCAACCTTCTAATTATCTTGAAGTAGATTATACAAGACCTGACTCAATTACATTTGATGCTGATGTAAAAGAAGGAGCATACTTTAGATTTTCAGATACTGAAGCATTAGCTGATCCTATTAGATCGGGGTTAAGCGCATTTAGTGAAAGTGCAGATCAGTTTTATTTTTCTGAGTTAGTCGAAGCGGGTATAGGTTATTACGACGGTGGGACGACAGTAATAAGAGCTTTAAGTGATGATACTGGTCCGGGTACTGCATATAAACCTGGTATAGCTCTCTATAAAGGTCTTTCTGGTGATTTTACTTACAATGTTAGATTATCAGGAGGTAACGGAGTAAAAAACTATGATGGTTCAAGATTTACAGATAATATTATTTTTAACTATACTCAAGCTGATGAAGGATTTTTATATAACGACACAGTAGATTCAACTAGTGTAACTAATTTTGATACAGTAGATACAGCACAAGAATCTACTTTTGATAGAAAAAAACATTTAGGTAAAATATATATTAAAAATATTAATGAAAATAATAGCGCTCCTGCTGTAAAAGAACTTACTCAAACTTTAGATTATCTTTCAGGTAAATATAACACTTCTATTTGTCACGAGTTATCGAATAAAGTGGTAGATTTTGATATATTATATGATACTTTGTTTATCGAAACTAGTTCATTTTTAGTTACAGAAAGAACATCTTATCAAAATAATAAATTTGTTACCCCTAATACATTTACAAGTACTTTAAATATTAACACTAATTTCTTTGATAAAGTAAGTAATAGACTTAAGGTTGGAAGTGATGTTTATTATTGCAGAATTCAAAAAGAACAGCTTACATTTAAAAATATTAGACTATATCCTTCAATATTTAAATATAGTTACACTGAAGATAAAACTGAGCAAATATTTCCTACTACGGGAAATAATGCTAATAATTGTATGTTTAATCTATCCTCATTTGACTCAGTTTATATAGAAAGCGGTAAACCTATATTAACTTATAATAGCGATAATGAGCAATTTAATTTAGCATTTTTAATCAAAGATCTTAATAAAGGTCCGTTATTAGTAAATTATCTTTTTGAATATAAGGATAGCATAAACTTCTTACACACTTCTACTTTTAGTAGTAATAATAGCAGATTTACAGATAGCTTTACAACTAATGGAGAAGCTGATTTAAGTAATGCATTCTTTACTTTATCATCTTCAACTCCTACTTTATCAACCTCTAAACTACCTCTTTCTTCAGCAGCTTTAATTCTATGAATACATTTACCTTATCTGTTTCTTCTACAAAGGAAGATATGAATACTGAACAAACTTTAAATCAAATAGATTTGTTTGATTTTACTGAAGTGACTTTAGATATATCTAATATATACACAGAAACGTTTCCTGCATACGTTACTATAAACTGGGGCGACGGTTCTGACGTATTTAACCCCGATATTAAAATTTTTAGAGATTATAGAAAGGAATCAATTTTCCCAGAATTAGAAAAAGGAGCAACTCCAGTTACATTTAGTACAAATTATAAGCATAAATATTACCCTTCTTCATTTGCTCTAAAAAAGGCTATTACCTTTAAAATGAATATAGGCTATATTACTGGTGAAACTTTACGAGTAAATGTACCTATGATCATTAATTCGCAAAGTTATTATGAAAATGTAGATGATCTAGATATTATGGGTGTAGATCTACTAAATGATGATAATAATAGTTCTAGAATAACTCTATTATCAAAGAAAAACAATTATATAGTTCAATTTGATAACAAATCATATAAGGAGAATACAGAATAAATATATAAAATGGGTTGTTTATTGAAATCAAGTTTAAGTGCTTTAAGCTCTGTAGAAGCTGATTGTTGCCCTACTGATCTAACATTAGATCAATATAGGCAGACATATAATGGCGGATTTTCATTAAATTTTATATCTGCTTTGTCTGGGATTCAAGATTTTAAAAACTTAAATTTTACTAATTTTTATCTTACTAATGAGTATCTTCTAGATGAAGTGACATCAGTAAAAGAAGTAAAAGTTAAACCTGGTTCGTTTTTTACAACCTTTAACTTTACTACCTCAAGTAGTAATTTTTTAATATTTAAAAATGCATCGCTAAGCGCTTTTAAAACGAGTGATGATATAGATAATTCACAATTTTATGGTAAAACTGCTTTTACACCTAATATTGAATCTGCTAGTGATTTTGAAATAACCTTTGTAGATGATTTTATTTGTAGAGTCAGTACAGTTGTTAACAATATTAGGTATTTTTTAATAGTTAGTGATGACTCTAAAGATATTGAAAATAACAGAAATGTACTATTTGTATCAGAAAATAAAATTTCATCTACTGGTAGAAATTTAGAATATAATCTTTTAAAATACAAAAGAGAAAGTTATATTAATTTATTTTCTCAAAAGACTGATGGAAAATACTCTATAATAGGTACAGGAGGAAATCTTGTTGCTAAATTAATTGATAGTACATCAAAACCTAATCAATTTTTTGTAAGTAATAATTCTATTAAGCTTAATCAAGAAGTTAATTTAACTATACCGTCGCCTTATAATACAAGTTTTGTTACGTATACTAATAAAGGAACTATAGACAACGACAAAAGTGATTTCCATCTACCATCAAATTATTTACTTTATAGTTCCTCTAATAATAATAAATTAGATTTTAATTTAATTAATTTAAAAAATATAGTTAACACACAAGAGCAGTTTACATCTTCTAATAATCTTTTATCTACTTCTGAAACTACAATCTTTAGTCAAAATTTAAGAAGGTATACTTCTATTTTATCTGATATAGATAGTGAACGAAATGAAACATTATCTTTAAACTTTGTATATGATAATTACGATATAAAGATAAAACCCGGAACTACATTTTTTACTACTCCATCCTCTATGGCGCCATTTAATAAATTAAATATCAATGATACTAAATTTACTAAGTGTGGTTCGTTTTCCTTCAAGAGGCCTGATTTATCTGATAGAGTTTATAAATTAGACGATGATTCAATAGTTGATGATGATGTAACGTATTTATGTACTTGGTTATCTGGTGGTATAGGTCAAGAAGGAATATGGGTTGATAGATATTATTATCCAGATTATACGACTAAAGAAGCTGCTTTAGCTGCATCTCCAATTTTTAATGTAACTTATGAAAAGAGTGTAGAAAAATTAATAAAAAATAATTCTACTTTAAAAAATTCAATTAAGAAAAAGATGTATTTTGATAAAAAGAGTGATTTAACTTTCGAACCACAAAGAAGATACAAATATGTTAGAGTTTCAAGAAATGACTTTTTAAGAAAGTCTCCTACTAATTTCTGTAAAACTGCTCGTATTAATAATAAAGTAAATAATTACTTTAACACAATTAACGAAAATGGTGGTTTCAGCTTAGGCTTTACTTATCAAAACGAAGCCGGTGATTTTACACTATATTCAGAAAGCAATGATATTAATGGAGGATTTAGCTTTACTAAAACTGGTGATGAAGTGCTTTTTGAATTTAAAATATTTGATAATAGCACTGAAGGTATTTCAATTGAAGATCGTTTAGATAAAAATACTTTTAAAACTATCTTTAATTTAGATAAGTTTGAAAAAAATAATATTTTTCTATCTTTTAACGCTATAGAAGGTGTCTGTAATTTATATTTAAATACTAATGTAATATTTTCATTTAATATTAACGCGTATCAAATATTTACTAAGAAGATTTTATTTGGTGATATATTTTTAAAGTGGTCTAAAAATAAAAGAGAAATTCTATTTAATGATGCTACTAATAAATTGTTTATTAATAATCTTTATCTAACTTTAAATCCTTTAGAAAAATATCAGGAATTAGGATACATTTTTGGTACTAATATCGATAATATTCAAGATTTATCAATTTCGTTACCTTGTGGAATGAGAAACTTAACTGATAAAATTAATTTTCTTAATTCAATTAATACTAATCTTAAAAATAAGAGTAATATTATTGATATTAATATTAAAAATTTAAATATCAGTACTAATGTAGCAGATGAAGTAAGAAATATAATATTGAGTAATATAAAAAGCTCGTTACCTAAAACTGCTGTTATAAACGATATAAATTTTATTGACTACAAATGATAGACTATTTTAAATATACTAACGGTGATTCCTTTACTTTAAGTGGATTCGATTATAGTGGCTTGTTTACTATACATGAAGGGAAAGCTTTTACTGGTAAAACTTTTAATACTACTTCTAAGTTATTAAGTAGTAAAAATACTTTTTTAACTAATTGTTTCTTAAATAAATTTGAATTTGATAGAACTGTATCTATAGAGAATACTAATATATTAAAGCAACCTTCTATATCACCTAGAAACGTAATAGATCAAAATTTTATTGATACCAATTTACAAATTTTGAATATGAATAATTTAATTATATATTCAAAAAATATTATTGCTAATCCTGATTTATTCGATTTCTTAAATTCAATAGAAAATGAGGATAGCTACTTTTTAGGTCTATCCAGTGGTAAAAAAGATTTAAGGAATGATGATGAAAAAGTATCTAAATCAAATAGCACACCTATACAGATTGATCCCTTTAGTTTTACTGAAAACGTTCCCGGGTTAGATGTTTTAGATGATACTATTGATAGTATGATTTTTATTTACGATGATAAATCTTTCAATTATTTTACAACTACTTCAACTTCATCATACACTTTTTCAGGCACATTCGCTACAGGAGGTAGTCTTATAAGATTAGAAGAAGATGTATTTGAAGGTGCACAAAGATTTAGTTATGATAATAATACCGATACTTTATATGCATTAGAAAAAACTACTGAATCGTTTATTTTAAAATTATATGATAATAGTTTTGTAGCTCCGTGTAGAGTATTGAAGCTAGTAGATCAAATTACTTT